GACCAAATGGAATAAGTCAATTAGCACAAAAAAAATCATGATAAGTGAAAGTATTCCAATAACATCTTTTTCTATTTTTTTCATAATATCAATTTTAAATTCATTGCAATATACTAATAATTCCTATTAAATCAAAGTCTTTTTTCAATTTCTTCGATGGTTTTTTTAAATTCTTTTGAGGCATCCATATCATTTTTAATTGTTTTTACAGCCCACAAAACCATCGCATGGTCTTGACCGAAATAAGCTCCAATATCTTTTAAAATCATTTTAGTTTTAGCCTTAGTAAAATACATTATAATTTGTCGACTTTTGACAAGTTCCCTATTTCGTTTTTTTTTATGTATTTCTGCAGGAGTTTGACCAAAATAATTACAAACAAGTTTTTCAATTCGTTTAATTGTTAATGCTGCGAAGTGGTCTTTTAAGACGTTTAGACATTGTTTTTTTAACTCCAAATCACATTTATCTACTTCTGTTCTAAATGATATTTTTCCACATCTAAAACGGTTCTTGAGTATAAAATGCACGTATAATCTTTTAATTATTTCCATAGCTTTAGTTTTTAATTAGTTTAGCAATATAGGTATCTACTCTTTTGTTGTCTTTTTTTAAAGCAAGTTTACGCCCTGTAAAATATTCAAAATCTTTTTTGGTTTTTTCGGGGGTTTTTGTAATAACCGCACATTTTACTCCAGAGATAAAACTTGACATTAATCGCATAGATTGATAAAAACTCTTGCTCTTTGTTTTATTTGGTAATTTATATTCCATAACCTTGGTTTTTAAAATGGTAAATGTTCTTGATGGTCAAATTTAATCGCTTCGATAAAGTCGTAATCTAACTCGTATTTTTCAGCAAATTTTATTATTTCGTTAAAAATAATATCTGAATACATATGATTATCGAAATATTCCCGAAGGGCTTTTTTTTGGAATTTTTTTTCAGTTGGTGTCATGATTTCTATTTTTAGTTAATAATTAATTTCAATGTTGAAAAGTACAAAATCTTATTTGAATAAAAAAATTTATTAGTATGTTTGAAAACATGTTTTAAAAGTTACTTAATTCACGTCTGAATAAATCTTCATTTGCTTCGGTGTCGATAATAATTTGATTAAAAACAGCGGTATAAACTTTTTCAAATTCGAATTGATCCATTTTGTCAAACGCTATTGATTTTGCAAATACATAGGTTGTTTTTTTGTCAATAATAACATTACAAATACCTGCTTTTATTAGCATTACTTCGCGATAAAATTCAACATCGTTTATTTTGCTTTTAGTGTTTTTAAATCCCGTGTTAATTAATGCGAAAAACTTTGAATGGAATTTAGGGTTTCGACATTTTACAGGATTAACAGTATATATAATATCCTGTTTTAATTTATTAATATTTTCTTGGCTTTCAAAGTCTGCCGGTACTAATTGATTTCCAAATTCTGGCTTTTTAATTCGTATTTTCATTATAATTTTTTTTATAAAAAACTCCATATTCTTACATCGCCGTTTTCTACATTTATTAGATGTTTCTTTTTTAATTCTTCATTAAATTCTGGGTGTCGGTGTGCTTTATTGTGGCACTCCATACAAACTGCTGCAAGATTTCCGATAAAGTCCTTTTTTTTAGAACCGCCCATCCCTTTATTGTCTATGTGATGAATATTAACAGCAGGATGTCCACACATTTCACACGGCGGAGTATCGCAAATATCTAAATGAAAGTAATTATAATATATTTTAACGTATGGCTTCATAAATCGGTATTTGCATTTGCCTTTGATATTCGTTTAATTGTCCGTATCTGAAAGCATCAATTAAATTTCTTTCATTTTTTTGCAGTTTGTTAATAGCAAATAAATGATATAACACCATTGCAATTATTATTAAAATTAGGATTAATTCTCGCTTGTATTTCTTTATAAAATGGAGTGAATAATAATAAATCCATTTCGATAAATCTTTAAAAAAGAAAATTAACCTGTTCGACAAATCTTTAAAAAAGAAAATTAACCTGTTCGACAAATCTTTAAAAAAGAAAATTAATCGGATTAAAAAGAATAAGAATTTGTATAATAGTTTTTTCATGATTTATGTTTTAAAAGTTTAGCAAGGGCTTTTACTTGGTCGTCTGTATTTTTCCATTTCATATTCCAACCAAGCTTAAAGTTTTTATTTAAAAATAGCCTTGCTTTATTTAATCTTTCTTCTTTTTCTGTTAATATTTTACTCATTTTTCCACGTGTTTAATTATTATAAAAATACTATCATTTACACTTGCCGGAGCATTCCAAAACATTTTAATTTTAGTATGACCATCAGGGTTTCCATCATGGAAAACGTAATTATATTTTGCAAGTTTTTTACTATGAGTAATTGAAACGCTTTCAATAATAAAATAGTTTTGATCTTTGCCTGTTTCTATGTATTGAACATAAGGGACGGTGTCGATAGTGTCTAAAGTTGACAAGGCGACTTCTTTAATTGCACAACCATTTAAGATTATGACTGCTAATAATAATAGTAATTTTTTCATAGTTTTTAGGTTTTAGTTATTTTCTAATTTTTTTAAATCTTCTTTTAGTTTTAGTATTTGCCTTTTTTTAAAATCTTTTTCGTTCAAATCATAATATTTTTTAAGAATACTATCAAACAAATTAAAAATAATTTTCGCATTATCCATTGAAAAATAAAGTCCTAAATTTGCGGTGTCTATATATTTTGGATTAAAACTTTTTAATTCTAAAAAGAATTTTTCAAACAGATTAACAGGATAATCGTCCCCAAAAACATACGCCCCTGTTGGAAAACTAATTTGGAATAATAATTCATCCCCCGGTTGGCTTCCATCATCCGACCATGATATTGTCCTACTATATTTTTTACCGTATCTGGCAATACTTTTATATTGTCCAAATTTATTCCAATCTAATGAATTAATTCTTTTCGGGTCAATGTTTAAACCAAATTCATTTTTTAATTTAAGACCAAATAAATGGTTATTTGCATCTATTTCTAAATTATCTACATCAAAAATACAAATATTTTTATATTTTTTTAATGCTTTTAATATTTCAGAATACGCTTGTTTTTCTGTTATTTTCATAATTTCTATTTTTTAATTTATTAAAGTTACTAAATATTTACGACTTAATCAAATATATCGGCTAAATTCGTACATGTTAATGTTAATCCGTGCTCAAGAAATACATTGAATTTTGATTTATTTTCCCATTTTTTCATTGTGGCGAAAATCTCACATTGCCTGTCATCGGATATGTTTTTCTCTTCACAGATTATTTGATTATTTCTGGTTATTTTTATATCCATTTTCTATTTCTTTTTTAATTGTTTCGTTTGCTAATAAATCGTTAAACATTTTAATTCCGGCAATAAATCCTAACTCTAATTTTGCAAATTTTTCTTTATCTGGATAAATCCGTTTTGTAAAAGAACTTTGTGTGAAGTGGGGATTGAAAGAAACAGCATCCCACCATTTACGACCAGTTACAAGTAAATTTTGCTGACATTGCCAAATTGTTTTGCTGTCAAATTTACCGTCTTTTAATAATCTTAAATGTATCTCATCATTTCGAGCTTTAAATTCTGCTCCGCCATCATCGTTTATAAGCCCATCAGGACTAACTCCAATTCTGGTTTCGTGTTTATCATAAGATATAAATCCAACCTCTCTAACTGTACAGTTGTGCTTAAATTCGTAGTCTATTCTTGCAATTGGTTCAAGTTCGTTTCCCCTGTCAATGTCTTTGTTTGTAAATTCTTTTTTGCCTACAATTAGCTCTAAAATTTTACCATCAATATAGGTTACTAACCCTTTACCATTTGCAGAAATTGCCTGAGCATGCGAGGCTGTTAATCTATATTCTCGTAAAGCAAACCACTCTGGAGAACCTTGTTTACATTCGTAAATCATATTAATTCCCCTTCTCTTTTTTTCAAAAGTTTTAATAAAGCAATTTTGTCTTTACTTTTTGGGTTTTCTTCTTTGTAGATTATATTTAATTCGTCTTTAGTTGTACAGTTTTCAATCTTTTTTTGAAGTTCTGCGTCAATATTAACCAAAGATAAATCATTGTTTTCATTGTCAATTACATCAATATTATTTACTAAATCTTTAAAGTGTCGTTTACATGCTCGCTTCATTACTGATTTTAAAATCATTTCCGATTCCCACGCATCCCAAATGTTTTTAGTTTTGGCACACGATTTAAATTTATCAATATCAGTAACATTTATAGTTTCTAAAAATTCACCCCTTTGATTTTTAATAATGCAATAAGCTCCAATAATTTGAAGGTTTTTATTAAAAGGATTTACAAGTTCATGAGTATAAACAACATTACCACTTTCTTTTTTAAACGAAAACTCATCACCATCGTGTACTATTTGTATATCAAATTTCGTTTCAGGATACACGTTTAACAACTTATTTTTGTAGGCTTGGTAATTATAAGAAACCATTAACTTACCTTTGTATTGAAGTGTTATTGTATCC